GTCCGGTATGATGAGAACGTTCTGCTTCTTCGCCATACCCCAGTCTAACAGGAGGTACAGACAGTGACCAAGCTGTATGATACTGACCGATCTACACAGATCGCGATCAAGCCGACCAAGCAGTTCCTCCAGGATCTCAATCTCATCATGGCGTCTCACCACCTCTCGGCGAGTGAGATCATACGAGGTTCGGTGTCTGCACAGGCCGAGGCGATACGTCGAGACCTGTGTGAGGCCGGTCGCATCGAGTGAGTGTGACGTAGGTCACATTCACCATCAAAATTTTCAGAAGGGAACCGATGGATCTGTTCGATGACTACGAGGGTGAGTGGTCGGACGAAGCGCCCGACATGATCGATCTCACCACCATGACACTCCGACACGCCGAGGATGCTGGTTTGCAGGGTGCTCTACAAGAGCCCTCAGTAGACTGCATTTGAGCACTTCGAGAACGAGCGAGCGACCCCAAGGGAGCGACGCTCAAGGTGCTCCACTAGTCTCAACAGTTAGGACACGATGGGCAACAAGAACTGGAAGCTACCTGGTCTGAACATCGACTGGGCCCAAGAGGCCCAGGTCGATCAGGAGTGGATCGGTAGTCCGACACGTAACTTCAAGGATGGATCTAGGTGGGACCCCTCGGTGGGGTCCCCGCGAGAGTACGTCTGGACTGATGATGCTAGCTGTGCTGGTACAGATCCAGAATCTTTCACGGTCGCCTCTCCGGGCGACCCTGACGCAGGTGATCTGATTGGTCGTGAGCTGGCACAGTTCAACCTGGAGCGACTGGAGTACGCTGCCCAGATCTGTGAGTCGTGCCCTGTCAAGCAGACATGCTCGGATGAGTCGACCGCAGCAGACNGGTACTGGTCAGTTCGCGGAGGCGAACTGCCCGTGAAGGTAGCGGGGGACAGGAAGGCGAAGGCCAACGTTCCATCGTGGGACAACAAGGACTACGAACCCTTGTGGCACTGCGCCGAACACGGTACGCTGTACAAGCGTAGCTACCAGCGCAAGGACAAGAGGGGTCGCGAGTACACTCAGGTCTACTGCCAGGAGTGCTGGAAGGGCTGATACAATTGGACATGCTTCCACACATCAGCTACTCCCAGTACTCTGCGTACACACGCTGCCCCCGCTCCTGGTATCTCGCCCGCCTGAAGGGCGGCGAGGAGAAACAGTCCTGGTATCTAGTCATAGGTACTGTGACTCACGAGGGGGTTGAGGCTCGCCTCAAGGGCGAGCCCTTCAACCCGACCACCAGGTTCTATGAACTGGTGGAGAAGCAGATGCGCATCGAGCCTGATCTTTCGAAGTGGTTGGCTGGCGGTCCGGAGTATGCGCCCATCACTCACGACAAGGCCCTAGCCAGGGCAGTGGAGTGCATCGAGAGGGCCGACGATTTCATCGCCGACCTCGACGTGTGGGAGATCGAGTACGATGCCACCGGCACGCTCCCAGGGCTTGAGGTACCTGTCAAGGCGTTCATCGACATCCTCGCAAGGCACAAGAAGAAGGGTCCGGTCATCATCGACTGGAAGACCGGAAGCACCAAGCCTGGTAACTTCCAGCTGGAGACGTATGCTGCTCTACTGAGTGCAGGTGACAGCCTGTACGCCGCAGTCGGAGACTTCATAGGTCGGTACGTCATGCTAGCGCCTGGCGCTAGCAACACCAGGTACGTAGACCTTTCGACGGTCGACCCTGCCGAGGTTGGCAGGAAGTATCAGGCGGTGTATGATCAGATGAAGGCGAAGGTCTATAAGGCCAACGCTGGGTTCGACTGCCGCTTCTGCTTCCAGGCAGAGAACTGCCTGGCCAACAAGGGCATGACCAAGCGAGCGATGTACTATGATCGGAGTGCAGACGATGGGTTCCCGTTCTGATGACGAGTACTGGAATCAGAAGTACGACGAGGTGAACTGCGAGGTTCACGGCAACGACTACATGTGGTACGACACCGAAGAGAGCGCATGGTCCTGCGGTGAATGCGACGAGCTGGAGGTAACCTACAAGTATGGCTGAGATCGAGATCACCCTTCCGACCGTGCAGTACGGCAACGTGAAGGTGCGTGCAACCCCGGAGGAGTTCGGGTTCAAGCTGGACGAGCCCAGCGCCTTCGGGCTGGCGCTCGCTGTGTATCAGACCACGTTCACCATCGGCTGGCAGGAGGGCGCCAGGATGGACGTGAGCCCCTCGCAGCCGGTCACCGAGGAACAGGCCCAGCGGTACCTTGACGAGGGCCTGGGCGGCGTCACAGAGGTTCCTGCGGGGGATGTGGTGGCACACGAGACCGCCCCCTGGGATCGACCCCCGGTTGACAGCAAGCCTAAGCCGTGGGAGAGTGGAGCCAGCGCTCCGAACGCGATCGATCAGGCCGGACTCTCGGACTGGTGATAGGCTAGAGTTGTACACGCAGGACACGGCAAACAGAACAAACGACACAAGGAGAAACTAAGTGCCTACTCTCGATGACCTCTTCGGTGGCTCCGGCGAGAAGCGACCGAAGGTGATCAACCTCAAGACCGAGGGCGAGTTCGTCAAGGGTGTCATCACTGACATCGACCCGGCGGCCCCTGTCTTCGAGTGGGACCAGTCCAACAACCGGCCCGGCCTCCAGAAGTTCTGGGTGGACGGCAAGCCGAAGGGTGTGGCGAAGGACGAGGCCGAGCGCGCTGGCCTCAACCCGGTCCACCAGATCATGATCACCCTGGAGACCAACGACGGACTCGTCCGCGTCCCGGTCAACTCCAAGGATGAGCGTGAGAAGTTCAAGGCGGCGGTCGCTGAGCACGGAAGCATCGACCCCGGCGACATCCTCGGCAAGCGACTCGTCAAGCGGGTCGGCAACATCAAGGAACACGAGTTCAAGCTGACAAAGGCTAGCTGAACCACAGGGTGGATGGTCGCAGGGCGGGTTCGACTCCCGCCCCACCCGCGCACTAGGAGGTGCCCCATGAGTAAGGGAATCAAGGTTCACGTATCGGGCGACGCCGTCAAGGTGCCGGGAGGGAACATCACCTCCTTCTATAAGGCCTGGCGTGAGGCCAGGCGTGAGAAGCAGCCGGTGTTCATCACGAACGGCGATCAGTCTTTCGCGTTCGATGAGATCTCCATCCGCTACGTAGAGGAGTACTGACATCAAGACCCTTGCGAGGACCGTCAAGCGGGGAGTGAGTGCGGGAGAGCCCCTCCCTTCCCCGTGGCCCATCTTCGATGAGAAGAAGATGCACCTGCGTCGAGGGTCCATCACCATGGTGGCTGGTCCACCCGGTTCGATGAAGACGGTCATGACCCTGAACGCCGTGAAGAACATCGGCGTTCCCACCCTCTATCACTCGTCCGACTCGGACGACTTCACCATGGCCAGCCGGTCGCTCAGCATGCTGACCGGCACCGCCACCGACGAGACCGAGCTGTGGGTCATGACGAACAAGCAGCTCGCTCACGATACGCTCAAGGACATGGACTTCGTACGCTGGTCGTTCATGTCCAGCCCGACGCTCGAACACATGGAGCGTGAGGCTGACGCGTTCTTCGAGCTGAAGGGCGAGTACCCTCACCTCACGGTGATCGACATCATGATGGACATCAACTACGAGGGTGCCGGTGAGCAGAACTACTGGGCTCTCATGGCCGAACTGAAGGACATGGCCCGTGAACAAGAGACCGCGATCCTGGTCGTTCACCATACGAGTGAGAGTGCCAAGGCTGGTTCGCCGCCTCCCCGTAGTGCGATCATGGGTAAGGCTAACCAACTTCCGACTCTCATTCTCACTCTCTGGGGTGACGCTCACGCTGGTACGCTCGACGTCGCCACAGTCAAGAACCGTTTCGGCCCACAGGATCCGATGGCGAAGAACGGTACGTTCAAGATGAAGGCACAGCCTGCGCTGTGCCTGATCGAAGAGATGGAGCAACCGGCCGAAGTGCCGGTGCTCTTCAGGGACGGACCCTGGACCGACAAGGAAGACAAGATCAACGAGTGGGGAGACTGATGTACTGCCACTGCGGACGACCCTACCCCTGTCTGGAGCACTGACGTGTGCGTAACCTGCAAGGAAGACGACGGCACCATCCGGGTGGGCGACTACGTCCACCGCACCCAGATCTGCATGGGTGTTCGGGTGGGTGCTGCTGAGATCCACGTCGTCAGGTACCTGAG